ATTCAGAATGTGGTGATGAAAAATTCCCATGGGACAAAGATGGCCAATATCTAAGTAAAATTAAAGTTGACAATGAAGGTTTAGAAGCACACCAAAAACGAAAGGCAAACGGCTTTAAATTATTTGGTAAATATTATCAGAATCTTTGGGATTGAAATTAAAATTAACTAAATATATTATCGGCATCACACACAAAGCCGGTAACACACATAAACACACAGGAGATTTACTATGTCTAATATGACAGCTTTTGAAATTCGCCTCGAGCTATTAAAGATGGCACGAGATATGCTTTCCGATGATTACTTTGGCAAGCGTGAACAAATATCAAACCAATGGTCGACAGATTGTGAAACGGCCAAAATCAATGGGCAGGAACCACCGAGGCATCCAGGTTACCCGCCATTCCCATCAGAACAAGAAGTCATTAACAAGGCAAAAACCTTGAACGATTTCGTTTCTAACATTACCACAGAACAAAAGACTACAAGCAAAAAGTCCGCCTGATGGATCGGAAAGGCTTCGGCCTTTCCTTAACAAAAAGGAGATGTATGCGAAGTAAAACAATACTTTTAAGTATATTTTTATCAGTAATTATTCTAGCAGCAACTGCTGTGAATGTTCATTCAACCGAAGGTAAATATTATATACCTGCAAGCGTTGGATATAAAGCACTTTCCAAACCAACGCAAAAACAAGTTGATTGTTTAGCCGAGAATATCTATTTTGAAGCAGGTCACGAATCAAAAGATGGTCAAATTGCCGTTGCACTTGTTACCCTCAATCGTCTAGCCTCAGGAAACTATGGTTCAGATGTTTGCAATGTTGTAAAACAGAAAACGGTGATTAATGGTAACACAATTTGCCAATTCTCATGGATGTGCGATTCAATGTTTACCTCTAAAAGGTTGACAATCATACACACTTCATTGTATAATAGCGTCAGAGAAGTGGCTGTTTATGTTTTAATGAATTACGAAAACATGGCAGATATTACAAAGGGTGCCACATATTATCATGCTGATTATGTGAATCCTCAATGGAAATTACCAAAGACTACACAAATTGGTAGGCATATATTTTATAAACGCCATTCTGATTTGGCAACAATGAAAAAGGAAATAAAACTATGAACGAGTTACGGAAAGATTTAATAGGAGTGATTATTGCAGCTGCGATTGTTTTCATGTCCGCAATAATTTCTATAGCAGTCTATCACATAAACGATAGAGCGCTAATGTCAAAGAACATTGATGCCGCTATCGCAAAAGGAGTTGATCCTGTTGCAGTTCGTTGTTCATTTGTTCAACAAACAGACACCATTTGTGTTGCATATGCAGCTGCACAAAATGGTCATACGGGGTCACCATCACCTAAAAAATAATTGAAAGGTTATTATGAAAAATGTGATTCTTATAGGTTCTATGGCATTATGTTTGATTGCTATTGTTCTTCACACGGTGTTTACATATGAATATAGCCGTGTGAAGATTTATGATTGCACAATTTCTGAAATTAGTGTAGATTATCCAATTGAAGTGAAAGAAGAATGTCGTAAATTGAAAAGGAAAATGATATGAGTAAGTTTACATTTATTTGTGAAGAAGAGGCGATGCCTTTTGCAGATGCCGTTTCATCTAAAAGAACGGTTGAATTCAAGGCTGAAACCATAAGTGATATTGTTAATGAATTTGAAATGTTTCTAAAAGGTTGCGGCTTTAATTTTGAAGGTCGTTTAGATTTGGTACAAGAAGAACATGAATGGGTTCAGGACAAGAGAGCAGACCAAGAGTTTGATTATAGATAATGCCAACTAAAGACGAAATGATGAAGTTTGCAATAGCAATTGATAAATTGGTTGCTGAAACAGACTACAACTACATTGAAGCGATTGTGGAACATTGTAAGCGCACAGGATTGGAAATTGAAGTGGCCTCGACTTTGGTGAATGCCAACCTCAAATCTAAAATTGAAAATGATGCAATGGAAAACAATTTATTAAAGAATAAAAGCCCTAGATTGCCACTATGACAGGCTATGAAGCATTTTCAATATATCATACTCTAAAATTACACTTCACCAGCGATTACGATTATTTCAAGTATAATGGTAAGTGTAATATCAGTCCCACTACATTTGAAAATCGTAGGGACAAATACCATTTCTATAAACTGTCCCGTAAGTATCCAAATAAAGAACAATTTCAGAATTTTGTGATTGCCAACCTATTTGAGAATAGTGAGGCATGGGCAGGCACACTATTACAACCTGAAGCTGAGGTAAATTACCTATTACGGCAGAAGGTAGTTCAATCACTATCGTATACCTTTGAGAATGATTGTAAAGTTATTTTTGAAGATTGTAAAGACCCTAATGAATTATTGTCAACGAATGGAGACCATCCAAGACTGTTAACGATGGCTTTACGCAAAGAGATATCACCAGAAACACTAATCGTCCTAAACGCAATCCTGCAATTCTTACCGATGTGGGATAGGAAGATTACCGATACAATACGATGGCCAGATTACCGAAGAAAACTAACCAAGTATGCCTCTTTTCTTACCTTTGATACTGTAAAATACAAGTTGTTATTAAAGAAGATTATATTATGAAATTATACTTAGATATGGATGGCGTAATTGCCAATTTTGAAAAGCGGTACATTGAGTTGTTTAATGAATCGCCTGGTTCAGCACGAGATAGAAAAATGTTCAGTAAAAACTGGACTAAATTTATTGAAGGCAAACACTTTGAAACTTTAGACTGGTGGCCAGGTGCTTCAGAGTTAATAACATATGTTTCAACCAATTTTCCACATGAGAATGTTGAAATTCTTACTTCATCTGGCGGTAACAAATACCATGATGAAGTGGAGATTCAAAAAAAAGTGTGGGTTAAAAGAATGAACCTTTCTGAGAAATGGAAGGTCAATGTTGTAGCAGGAAGAAAATTAAAGGCAGATTATGCTACACCAAATAGCATCCTGATTGATGATACCTTGGATGTTATTCAAGCCTTTAATGAAGCAGGAGGTATAGGTATTCATCACAAAGATGTTGGCAATACTATTATGTTGCTAGATATTCTACTTGCAAAGCATATAAATAAATGATATATTATGCATCATGTGGATAAGTTGCACATATTTTTTTAATACATTTAATACGAGGTAATACATATGAGTTCATTTGCAAATCTAAAGCGCAATCGTAGTTCGTTGGATAAACTTACTAAGGCGATTGAAGCTACTCAATCCGGTTCAACAGAATCCGGTTCAAAAGACGATACTCGCTTTTGGCAACCATCAGTAGATAAATCTGGTAACGGCATGGCGGTCATTCGCTTTCTGCCAGCACCAGCAGTTGACGGTGATGACGCCTTACCGTGGGTTCGCACATTCAGTCATGGATTTCAGGGACCTGGCGGTTGGTTTATTGATAACTGCTTGACCACTCTGAATGAAAAGTGTCCTGTTTGTGAACACAATAATACATTATGGAATTCTGGAATTGAAGCTAACAAAGAGATTGCTCGCAAACAAAAACGCAAGCTGTCTTATGTTGCCAATATTCTAGTTGTGTCTGACCCAAGTAATTCTGAGAATGAAGGTCAAATCAAACTGTTTAAGTTTGGTAAGAAAATCTTTGATAAGATTACAGAGGCGATGAATCCTGAGTTCGCTGATGAAACACCGGTTAACCCATTTGATATGTGGGAAGGTGCTAACTTCAAATTGAAGATTCGTAATGTTGAAGGTTATCGTAATTATGATAAATCGGAGTTTGCTGATTCATCTCCATTGTTTGAAGGTGATGATGCTAAACTAGAAGAATTGTGGAAGAAAGAGTTTTCTCTTAAAGAGTTTACTCAGAAGTCGCAGTTCAAACCTTATGAGCAATTAAAAGCTCGTTTGGATAAAGTTCTAGGCTTTGATGGTGAAGCGATAAGAACCAAAGCTGAATCTGCTGATATCAGTCCTTTCAAAGACGATGAAGTTGTCTTGGATAAGTCTGGTGTTGAAGATGAAGATTTGGATTATTTCAAATCCCTTGCTGAAACAAAGTAATACAAAATCCCATGCAAGTCAACCCCGCTTCGGCGGGGTTTTTTATGCTGAAATTCCTTGAGTTAAAATTCTAGCCAACTCAGTATCATATGGATTAGCAATTGATGCGGTTGTCTGACTTCCATTTCCACCACTCATATTATTATTAATTGTTGTTGGGTTGTTATTGCCGCTGCCAGAAGTGTTTCTTCGGCCTTCATCTACACTAGTTGAAGCTTGAGCAATAACGGCGCCAGTTGGTTTAGGCGGAGAAGCCGCAACTTGAGAACCTTGACCACTATAACTTGCCATCCATTTTGCTTGATATGCTTCTGCGGTTAATCCATTGTTAGCTGCTAAAGCTGCAGTGGACATTTTTCCTTCAGAATTTCCTGTATACCAAACTAAAGGAACTTTGGAAACATCTCCATTATTTTTCTTTAATATATCTTTTACATAAGCGCTAGCAACTGCATCTTGTATTTCTGGAGGAGCATCTTTAGCTGTAGAATATTCCGTACCAATGCCATATTGTTTAGTCAGTCCTTTCCATGTGCTATTAATAAACTGATAAGCACCTGAGGCTGATGAACCTTTAGCTTGTATTGTGTAATCGCCGCCAGATTCTCTCTGTCTAATTGTAGCCAAAATTTTATCAACTTCAGCATCGCCTGATGAGCCAGGAGTGCTTGGAACTTGACTTGGTGAAGATCCTACACTTCCTTGAGAAGCACTTCTTGCTATTCCTACAGCTGAACTAGTATTTTTTCTTGCGTTTTCCAGTTGTTTATCTGACATACTAGCCAAAGTTTCTATTCCAGATGTTAAATCTTTAAAACCTTGACCTATTTTTGAAAGGTTTTCTCCATCAATATCTTTAAATAATTTTAATTGTTCAGCTAATTGATAAAGTGGTGCTTTTTTAGGATCTGATTCACCAAAGAAAAAATCTTTAAGTGATTTAAAAATAGAACCGGCGCCTAAACCGGCAAGTCCAGCAGTTAATGCTACTACACCTGCTCCAACTTGCATGAGGTTTGTACCATCTATTTGGCTGAGTGGATTTAACCCTGCAGCTAAATTAATAAGTAACTCTTTTATACCATCAGATCCACCTAACAATTTAACAGCAGTTCCTGATAAGGCAAGTGCAGCTAAAAATCCTCCTAAGCCTGCACCAACGGCAGCAATACCAATTCCGCCATATAGCGCAGCTGCTGGGCCGCCAACCGCTCCAAACAACATACCAGCTCCTAATAATGAACCTAAAGCAGATAGACTGCTAACCTCAAAAGCATTTAATCCTTCTGCAAGATTAACTAATAAATCTTTAACTCCAGTTGCACCACCAAACAGTTGAACACCAGCGCCACCCAAAGCTAAACCTGCCATAAATCCACCAAAACCTAAACCTACTGCACCCATACCAACTGCAGCCTCAACTGAATTTCCAACACCAGCTGTTGCACCAAATAACATACCAGTGCCTAACATAGCACCTAAAGCAGCTAAACTTGTCATATTAAAAGCATTTAAACCTTCGGCTAAATTAACAAGCAAATCTTTAATACCACTTGCACCGCCTAATGCGTTAACCGCTGCGCCACCCAAGGCTAAACCAGCAATAAAACCACCTATACCAACACCAATAGCAGCAATGCCAGCACCTTTTCCTATACCGCTCATGGCGCTACCTAAAGCACCTAGGCCAATATCTTTTAACGATGAAGATTCGGAAGTTGGAGTTGTGGATTGCTCCGTTGCTTTTGTAGGTTTTGTAGTTCTATATGACTTATCTACTTTTGTAGCAGCTCTGCCTGTTGTTTTTTTATTTTGATTTTTTACTAAAGTTGCTGAGTTTTGTTTTACAAAATTAATATCTTTAGCTATTCTTGTTAAATTTAAATTCATACTGTTAAAGACAGTAGGACTTAAAGATCCGCTTGGTGTAGTTAATCCAGGAGATGTTGTTTTTAGTGATTTATCTGGTGTTGCTCTATATGCTTTGAATAAAGAGGGCAATGCAGCAGCTAAAAATCCTTTTTGATTGAATATACGTCTTGGATCTATTTTTTCTAAAGCAGCTTTACCAAAAGTGGACATAGCTCCACCACCTCTGGATTTTTCAGATTGATAAATTTCTGCTAGCCGTGTTGTTTTATTTTCTGCCATCTATCTTCTTTTTTGTTGATTTTTTAATTTTTCATTTTCTTCTTCAAGATAATTAATTAACATATCAATATATACTTGTCTTTCCCAAGGCATCATTTCTTCCAATTCACTTAAACTATACTTGTGATGTTGCATTAAAGAAAAGTTTGTTTGAAAATAATTAGCCAAAGTGTCATGGGAAAGACCTATCCGAAAAAACTTTGAATTCCTTCAATATCCATTTCTTCTTTATAACTACACTTTGGACATTTAAAGTCAAACTTTTTAATAATTTTTGGCATGGTTTCAAAAAATTTTTGAATTTTGGCTAAATCTGTTTGTTGCATATTTTCAATAAATTCCATTAATTCTTTTTTATCAGTATCTTTAGCATAATAGATATTATCTTTATCATATATGTAATCAATACATTCAATGATAACATTTAACATATCCACTTCAGATTTAATATTCAAATTATTAACAATATTGAAATTTGGATATTTCATTACCACACCCAAATTCTCAGATAATTGAATTTTATTATTGTGTTCTGGATTCTTAGTTGGTTGAATCTCTGTAAGGTTTATATCAATTTTTACCAATCCTCCACAATCTTGTTCCTCTCCTTTTTCGTCTTTTACCTTGTTATTACAAACATAACGAAGATTAACAATTTCTCCAACCGACCTGGCTCTTAAATGCATAAACAAGTATTCAAGGTCAAATGATGGAAGTGTATTAACATCCACCTCTGTGTCTAAAATGCAATTTGTTAATACTTGCCTAATAGCATCAATTACATCTTTAGAGTTGTCTGACTGAGCAGCCATCATAAACAACTTTTGTTCTTTTACCAGAAAAGGTCTAAATTTAATAGTTTTTCCGGTTGAAATTAATGTTGTTTCATAAATTGGCACATCAATTTTAGGTAACATATTATATCCTTATAAATTAAAAAATATTAGCAAGTGTTTTTCCTATTGTATTATTAATAGAATTTCCTGCTCTATCAAAAAATGGTGCAGCTTTAACACCAAACAAAGCACTAGCGGCTGCAGCCAAATCATAACTGCCTTCATAAATCACTTTATATCTCTGATAAGCAAATCTTACAGACAAACGGTGAAAATTATCTTCTGACCAACTTAATGGTTGTGATGCTATATCAATTGGAAAAGCATCTATTAATTGCACCGAATAAATCTTTTTAATAAAATCATCATACTGAATAATTGTAATATTACACATATATCTTGTGGTTTCTCCTTTTGGAAACCTTAAATTATTTGTATCAGAAGGATGAATTGCTTCTAACCAACGGTCAAATAGTTTTCTTTCGTAGAAATCATTAGTGCAAATGAATCCTAAATTAATGTCACCTGAATATTTTGAATCATTTGGTACTCTAAATCCTGGACCATAAAACTTTACTTCATGTGTATCTATTGTTCTACCAGGCAACTCAGCAGTTTCACATTGAAGAGCTAAGTAACGGGATAAAGAAGCATTAGTTGTTCTTGATGCTGGATCCTGAGGTGCTGAAAAGATATCAGTAACAGATGATACAATATTATTTGGTAAATTGATTAGTTGTTCAAGTATTGAATTGCCAACAAACGAATTGATATAATTTGGAATAGGAAGAATCACCTCAAATCTGGATGGCTTTGCTGGGCCATCGTGTGCTTTAATATTTGTTAAAAATAATTGTGGTGAAAAAGACATTAGAATTTTTTCCTAGAATCTGCGTAAACTTTATTTTTTGTTGCGCCTATAAAATATTCATATGGAATTAAGGCAGCA